CCATCTTACGATGATTTTGCTGGCAGCACTGCTCTTGCTAATCAAGCAAATCAGACATTAACTGGTAATATATTAACTGATGCTCTTGTTCCAGGTCTTGGCACATTGTCAGTAATAAATGCAGTAAGCGCACAACAGACACAAGCACAGTTACAACAAGGTGCTAGTCCAGTTTATGGATCAAGCGGTAATGTTGTGGGAACTATGGGTACTGGTTTGTTTGGCGGAGATGATGCTTATACTGGTGCGCCAGAGGGCGATCCAAACCCTCCAGGTGGTGATGATGGTAATGATAATCAACAACTTATGTCAGCGCCACCACCTCCAAGTGGTAGTCCAGGACAAGCCGTAAAAGGCGTTTCAAACACTACGTCAAGAAGAATTAAACCTAAAGCACCAGTTAGAGCTGGATCATTAATACCTAGACTTTATTCAATGAGCGGTAGAGGTAGAGGGCGTGGGATAAATACATCATCCCAGGGCATACTTGGATCTGCGCCAGTACAAAGAAAAACTTTATTAGGAAGCTAATATGTCAGAAAAACTAGCTGATGAACTTGTAAAAAGGTTTGCATCATTAGAAAATCAAAGAGCAACCTGGGAAACTCACTGGCAAGAAGTAGCTGATTATGTTGCGCCCAGGAAAGCTGATATAAACAAGGTTAGATCACCAGGAGATAAAAGATCAGAACTTATTATGGATGGCACTGCTGGTCTTGCAGCTGAGCTGCTAGCAGCAAGTTTGCATGGTATGCTTACAAATATGTCCACCAAATGGTTTTCATTGCAGTATCGTAATGACGAACTTAACATGAATGATGCAGCAAGAGAATGGCTTGGTGATGTTGAGCGTGTAATGTATGGCGCTTTTGCCAGGTCAAACTTTAATGAACAGATACACGAGCTTTACCATGATCTAATTACTTTTGGTACTGGTGTTATATTTATTGAAGAAGATGATGAGTTTCAGCTTGGTTTTTCAACCAGGCATATTTCAGAATGTTATGTTACTGAAAATGAAAAAGGCCGTGTAGATACTGTATATCGTAAATTTAAAATGCCACTCAGAGCAGTTATACAAAGGTTTGGTGCGGAAAACATATCTGCAAAAATGCTGAAAATGTCTGAAGAAAAACCTTACGAGATGATGACATTGCTTCATGCAGTTTACACCAGGGATGAAAGGGATATTACAAGAGTTGATGCTGGCAACAAACCAGTGGCTTCAGTTTATATAGATCCAGAAAATAAAACTATTTTATCTGAGGGCGGCTTTGACGAGTTTTGCTATTGTGTTCCCAGATTTTTAAAAGCAAGTTTCGAGATAGGTTATGGTCGTTCTCCAGCCATGACCGCCCTGGCAGATATTAAGATGCTTAATAAAATGTCAGAGGTAACGATTAGGGCCGCTCAAAAACAAGTGGATCCTCCCTTACTTGTTCCAGATGATGGTTTTATCCTCCCCATTAGAACTGTACCTGGCGGCCTTAATTTTTATAGGTCTGGCACTAGAGATAGACTAGAGCCATTGAATATAGGTGCAAACAATCCTATTGGTTTAAATATGGAAGAACAACGTAGGAAAGCTATACAATCAGCTTTCTATGTTGACCAACTTATCCTGGGCCAAGGACCACAAATGACGGCAACCGAGGTTGTGCAGCGTACTGAAGAAAAGATGAGATTGTTAGGACCAGTGCTGGGAAGATTACAAGCTGAGTTATTGCAGCCATTGATAACCAGGAGCTACAATATTTTAGCCAGGAAAAATCTTTTTAAGCCAGCTCCAGATATTATCCAGGGTCAGGATTTTGATATTGAATATGTATCACCGCTGGCAAAAGCTCAAAGAGCTGGCGATGTTCAAAGCTCGCTACAGTTTATTGAACTAATGCAGCCGTTGGCCCAGGTAGATCCTGGTGTTATTGATTACCTAGATGCAGATAACCTGGTCAAACATTTGATAAGTGCATTATCAGTACCAGCAAAGGCGGTGCGAGGTGATGACCAGGTAAGTGAGATAAGAGAACAACGACAAGCGCAGCAAGCACAACAACAACAGTTAAACCAGGCGCAACAAATCGCTGAATCAGCTGGTGCAGCAGCGCCGTTAATAAAGGCTACACAATGAGTATTGACGAGCTTAGAGCAGCTTATAAGCTTTTATTTAACACAAAAGATGGCGAAACAATCTTAAAAGATCTGGAAGCTAGGTATCATGTAAATGGATCTACATTTTCTCCAGATCCAACCGAAACGGCCTACAGAGAGGGCCAGCGTACTGTAGTCCTATTTATTAAAGCAATGCTGGCCGATAAACCAAAAAGAGAGGACATAGTAGAAACATGAGTGAAGAAGCCCAGGTAGCGGAAGCTCCAGCCGTTGAAGATGCTGGACAAGCTCCGTCTGCGCAGCCAGCCGAATATGATTGGCGCTCAGAAATTCCAGAAGAAATAAAAGGACATAAATCATTAGAAACAATCCAGGATGTACCTGGATTAATAAAAAGTTTTGTTCATTCACAATCCATGATAGGTGCTGATAAAGTAGCCATACCAGGTAAACACGCCACCGATGATGATTGGAATGTTGTTTACGGCAAACTCGGTAGACCGAATGAAGCAAAAGATTATAACTTGGCAGCTACAATACCAGAGGGCCAGGTAAAAAATGAAGAAATGTTGAACTGGTTTCAGAACACGGCCCACGAAGCTGGGTTGTCGCAGCGCCAGGCAACATTATTATTAAATAAATTTAATGAACAAACTAATAATCAACTCAGTACCGACCAGCTAAATGTTCAAGCTGAGGTGCAAAAGACAACTCAGGAGCTGCAAAAAGAATATGGGCCAGCTTTCCAGGATAGAATGAAAGTAGGTAACGGCGTTCTTCAGCAGTTTGGTAATGTTGAGATTGCAGATATTGAATTAGCTGATGGGCGGCGTTTAGGCGATCATCCAGACGTTATAAGGATGATTGTGAATGTTGGTGAGTTTATTACCAAAAAAGTCGGTGAGGATAGCTTAGAGGGCGTTAAAACAAGCAATGCTCTTGGACCTCAAGAAATAAATAATAAAATTGTAGAAATGACCGCTGAAGATACACCTTACTGGGATGCAAAACATCCTCAGCATAGTTTCTATGTAGACGAAGTTATGAAGTATAGGGAGATGTTAAGTGCATAATAAAGAGTTTAGATTAGAAGTTTTAAGAATGGTGCTAGAAACTGGATCAGGAAGAATCATTGATGATCCAATGGAAAGAGCTAATAAGTATTTACAATGGTGTGAAGCTGGAGATAAACCTGATGGTCCTCCAAAAGAAAAACCAAGTAAAGTAGTCGAGATAAGCAAAGGCCCTCGCAAAACCAAATAACCTTACGTCTGGATTCCCAGGTAGCGTTTTAATTTTATGAACTAAGGAGTATGTAATGAGTTCACAAATCACTACTGCTTTCGTCAATCAGTTCAGCTCCAACGTACAGTTATTGTCGCAGCAAAGAGGTTCTTTGCTACGAGGTTCTGTATCTGAGGAATCTGTAACTGGTGAGAAAGCCTTTTTTGACCAGGTAGGTGCAACCGCTGCGGTCAAAAGAACTTCAAGACATCAAGATACACAAATTCTTGATACACCACATTCAAGACGAATGGTAACTATGGATTCTTATGAGTGGGCCGATCTTATAGATGATGCCGACAAAATAAGAATGTTAATTGATCCTACATCAACTTATGCTCAAGCAGCTGCTTCAGCAATAGGTAGATCAATGGATGATGCAATTATTACTGCTGCAACTGGTACGGCAAAAACTGGATCCAGTGGAAGCACTGATACCTCAATGCTTGCTGGTAATATTATTGCTCATGGATCAGCTGATTTAACAATAGCCAAGCTCATAAGTGCAAAAAAGATTTTGGATGAGGGATCTGTAGATCCATCAATCCCAAGATATATTGCCGTAGCTCCAGCTCAAGTAGAAGCTTTACTTGGTACTACACAAATCACATCAAGTGATTTTAATACTGTCAAAGCTCTTGTCGCTGGTGAAGTGGACACTTTTATGGGTTTCAAATTTATTATGTCAACCAGGTTAAGTGTGGCATCCAGCATCAG